CTGAAGATGCCCTTCCACGACAACTCAGCATCGTATCGCTCAACTTGTTGAGCCGTCTGACGCTCACACAAATGATCAACATCCACTGGTGGTAAAGTCGTTGGGAGCTTAACATCAGGACATCTAAGACTCGGAATTTCAGCTTCCAATTCTGGTACAGCTGGCCAATCAATAATGTGCTTTTGAAAATGGTAAGCTTCAGAGTACTCTTCACTCTGACGTTCCAATCTCGTGCCACCTGACCAACTCGTGTTATCTGGATCATACCACCTATCACGTAGCCCAACACTTTGATACTTACCAACAACATCCCAGTTCTTCAACTTTCTAGGGGGACCGTTTAAATACTCGGTCATGTGCGTCGGCAGTGGTCCAACTATATCAGTCATGCTAACTGTCATCTCTTTAGCTGTTGGTATTATTGGTTTCCCAATTTCATAATCTTCTCTCATTCGCATGAGTGCCCTCAATATCAAGTTGGCATCAATGTAATTGATGTTTTGATTATGAGTTATGAAATTGCAAACAAATATCGCTGCAGGAGCTCTTGTCATTACCGTGTATAGCATTTCGTAACCCGCTCTTACTAACACCTGTTGATCCAAGATAATTATGGACAAGGGAGCAGATAAACCGATACTACCAGCAAAGGTGTCAGCATCACATCCCTTTAAATTTATGGCCCATTGTTTACCAACGTCAGAGGATTCAAACCAGCATTTGTCCCTCCATAGATTCGTCAAATCATCATCTTGCAAGTGCGGAAAGAATTGTTTAAGATCCATCCAACTCCTCGGTTCAACTGAGGTAAAATGATAACCAAAAGGTGCAGGCCCATCTCTTTGATCATTAACAAACGTGGGCATCCTAAAGAAATTTGCTATACTTGGCCCAAACCTCCAAGTTCCACGCAAGAATTTGTTAGCATACTTGAAATAGTATTGAGCTTCACCACATATTGCTGGGTCATTAAGCTCACAATCAGCACGTGGCTCATGCCAACTCGCTTGATAAGGATCACACAAGAAAATGAAATGCTTGGTATGAGCATCCAGTATTTGTCTGGCTGCTATATAACCTTTTGGGTATTTGTTCTCGTCAAACACATTCAGCCATCCTGAATAACCCTCAGCTAAACTCTTTTCAAAAGTAGCACAAAATGAACCGGGAGTTCCCCTCCCAGTTATAGGTAACTTGTCTGCCACCTTTATTTTGTCTTTCCAATCTTTTGCAAGAGTGTTTGTGGCTAAGGTTACATTAAACAGCATCTGCTTGTGATAAGCTAGCTTAGCGAGCACTTTTTGCACATGACTGGACTTCCTACACCCTGGATCGCCAGCTATTACGCAAATCTTTTGCTCAGTCAACAACTTCGCCCTACCTGGCATCAAATCCTCATATGCTCTAAGCATTTCTTTGTTTATTTCACTCCTGCCCATAGTACCCGTGGTTTCGAAAAGGACGGCCCTTATATACCTCGAAGCTCTGTCTGGCGAAGGGTCAAACGGAACGAATTCCATTGCTTGCCACCTTCTCAAATCATTCATCATCATATGAAACAAGGGTGGTTCAGGCTTTACAATAGGTCTGGGCACTTTCACAGTCAATGGTTTCCTCGCCCGTAAGGCGGTGAAATGATCATCTTCAAGCACGATTTCATAACAAGGGCCGGAACACAAACCAGCCACCTCCAGTATGGCTCCGTTCCTGGTAACTAATCTGATCATCATGTTATACCTCAAGGCGAACGCCGTGCAAGTCACGAATGTCATGTTTTTCTTGTTCGCCACAGCACTGCCCGGGTAAGCATATAACATGTGCAGAAAGATGGCGCAAGGATCCATGCCCGTCGAATTTGACAATGCGACCAACAAGCAATCTTGTTCTGGATAATCAACCTTTGGATAACTAACAACGTCGTTAAAAGGGTTATGTTTGGCTCTTCTATCAACAGAAGCTGGGAACAAACCATCCCATAGTAATTTACCATGAGCTTGTCTAACCACGCCAGCTGGTACTGGTTTCTTTCTCATTATCGCACGCCACTTTTCTTCACATTCATGATACGGAGGGCACAACCCTCTCAATGAATCACGAATTTTAGTTTTCATCGGCGATTGCAAGCCAACATCAACGTCTAAGCCTGTGCTTCTGTGCCTAGAGATCACTTCCATCGCCATTTCGTGCAACTTAGCGTTCTTTTCTTTGATCTCTAAAATCTCATTTTGATGATGATCTGGTAGCGCAGTTTTTGCTTTCTCGGCTAAACTGCTGTGAGCTTCCCTCTCTATAGCGCGAAGTCGCTCAGCCTCTCTTTCTCTAGCCAAACGCCCTTCAGCCATCAGCTCTTCAATGTTGTCTCTTTGCTCATCCACCCAATCATTCACAATACTAGCTTTTGGGATGCTTGGCTCCTCATCTATGACTGCGAGCACTTCTCTCATCTTTCCTTTCTCACGTCTTTTCAGGGTGTCACGCATTGTACTGCCTTGAACTCGTCTATCGTAGTGATCGGCTTTACAATAACAAAGATAATCATCATAATCTTTATTCACCCGACCAACTCTCCAAACCTCAAATGGAGGGCAAATACTACAGTGCTTTTGTGACGTTCCACTAGAAGTAGTGGACGGAGCCGTGGAGGAAGAATCATCGTCGCTCTCTGAACTACGCCCTGAGCTCACCTCGCTCTTATAACTCGGTGCTGGCGAATCATACAACAAGTTGGTTGCATCATGATCACCAAAATTCTCATGATTCAATCTCACCACCTTATCTTTAGCCTTCCTGCCAGCTTCCTCTTGCTCATCAGTCATCGGCACTTTGTCATAGTATTCATTCCTAACGTTCGGGTTCAAATCCACACCTTCAAACGTTTCAAGGAAATCTCGAGTCTGGGACGCTTTGACCACAGCGACACCGAAATTCTTTATATTGCGTTTAGTGCACCCCAACATGTGATCAAACACAATTTTGTCCTGATCATCAAACGACACCAAGCCGTGCTTGTTTAGTTTACTAACGCCCAGAGTATCTCTGAACCAGTTCGTTAGAAGCGTGACAAAATCTGGTTGCGAACTCTTATCCACTTGCCATGACACCCCATAGAAATCATCTTGAAAGTCGCTCTTGTCGTCAACATGAACGGTTAATACTATGGTGTTGAAATGTGTGTCAGGGTGCGGCTGATTAACCAACAGCCTATGACGGTTCATGTAACGGGCACCAAAAACTTGATCCCAATACCTCACCAAATGCCCGACACTCTTGTAATAAGCTTCTGAAGCAAAGTTATTGTACTCTTTCGATTGCAAACCGTCACGACTAACTTGAATTTTCACTGCTTCCAGGACCGAATGTATAGCCCAACCCTGATCACCCACTGGTAAATAAGAGGTTGTTTCTTTAGTGAAATCACGCATTTTAGCCCAAAGATGCTGCTCTTGAACTAACGTTTTAATGCTTTTGCAGTATTGGAACAGCTTAACATAATCGGCTGTCCTTATCCACTGCAAGTCTTTAGGCATACCTCGAAACACTCTAGGTATAGGCATCATGTCAGGAATGGTTAACGGTACAAATTTCGGTGTTTCAACATTATAGGCAACATAAACTCTTCCGAACATTATGTCTCCCCTTGAATACACG